TAAAAAAAATCCCCTAGCCGAAACTAGGGGATTAAACTTTCCTACTTTATAATTATGACTCTTGAGCCAGTTTGGCGAAGTACGATAGCGTATCGTCTTCATCGTCACTCGAGCTAGTGTCAATTGCAGTAGATGCGGTTGGAATGCTAGGTGCTTCCATCACATCAGACGCGACTGGTTCTGGTGTTGCCATAGGGGCATGACCAGCATCAACGCCTAGAACTTTATTCAACTTAGCTTTTAACTCATCATATGATTTATAGTTCTTAGGATCAGTGAAGTCTGATAATGAATGCAATTGGTTATACACCGCTTCCAATCGTTCCTCATCGCCATCGTATAAAGCACTTGGTGATGCAAACTCTGATTTATCATAATTTACCCAACCTTCTACTTTTCTGATCTTAATTTTAAAGTCGGCACCTTCCCAGAAATCATAAGGGTTGATAGGAGTCTCATCTTCAAAGTCTGGTTGCATAACGTCCATAACTTTGTCGAAGATTTTCTTACCAAACTTATAAAGGAATACCTTACCTTCGTTTGCAGGGTTAGCAGGATCTGACACGACTAAGACATTTGATACATAGTGTAGACGTCTTTTCCTTTCCCTAGCGATTGCTTTATCTTCATCACGACCACTATTCCAAAGCACAGCATTAGCTTCTGATACAGGATCTTGTTGACCTACAGAAGTTAAACTGTTCTCAATATACCAAAGACCGGTAGGACCTTTGAAGCCATGATCCCAATAGCGTACCCATGGAAGATCTTCACCTTCCTGAGCAGGTAGGAATCGGACTACAGCATAGCCATTACCAGCTTTATCACGTGTGGGTTTCCAGAAGCGATTATCGTCGTAACCTGATTTAGTGCTTTCTGTTTTAGAAGATACAGCTTCCGCTGCCTTTACGAGTTTGTCGATTGACGAGCCTCGCGAGCTCTTAAGATTTGCAAATGACATATTGTTTCTCCGTATTAAACATTGTATTAGCTGAATTATCCACTTTGCGCATAATATAATCTATTATAACATATTTTCATATGCTTGTAAAGGCCTTTGTCAAAATAGTCTTGCATTTATTGACATCGTACTTTACGAATGGTCCATACTTGTCGATCTTCCGCTGGATATCAGGCCAAATAATTGTATCCGATATCTTTTTAGATTCACGAGGTATAAACCCCAGAATGGAATTAAGAATTACCACAGTCTCTAATGATATATCTTCTTGCATCCATATCTGTATTACCAAAGGGTGTTGCCCATCCACTGATTCAAATAACTCATCAAACGAGCAATCCTCTTCGGTTAATCTATTTATATCAACACTGAACACACGATGAATACTTTCTCTTATTCTTTTGTGATTAGTGTAGTTATCCTCACCCACTTCGTTGATCATATCGCCAACGTATGAGATACCATGTTTGAAATTAGCAATATAGTATCCCATTAAATCTTTTTCGTATTGCCTCGCTATCTTAGCAAAGAAGTACTTGTCCTTTCGTTTAAGAAAAGACGTAGCCTTCACATTAGTCTTAAAGTTATATTTGATAGCATCGTACGAATCGCTCTCAAAGTGTAGTTTAAGAGCGTTGTACAATTTAAAAGATTCAAAAGGGTCGATCATTTCATAACGCTTTCGTATAGAGCTTCGACGTCTTCTACCTCACCAATAACTTCATTGAGGTTCTGTTTATAATGGATAGAAGCTAGTTTCCGTAAGTACTTCTTGTCTACTTCAACTTCCTCAGCACATGAGGCAACAGCTTCTTTAATAAAATCTTTTTGAGCTTGAATCATTGTCATTGCGTTTGCAATCTCTTCGACGCAACCCTTGATTCGTTGTTTATCTGCATCGGACGATGGCAGTATCACATTAGTCATAATCTTTCCTATATTGGCAATTTATTTCCGGTTTTAGTTTTAATTAATCTTAGTTCCGCAGCTTCATTCTCTATTTTAGCTTTGAGCGAATCACTAAGTAATCGTTTTAAATTGGTATAGTCCATACCACGCTTTTCTATGACCATCACTGCAGCATCAATATAAGACACATTGTTATGCTGTGCTACAACTTGTTCGACGGCCAAAGAGAATCTTTTCTTCGTCATAATTTTATGTTTGGTTATTTCTTCATCATCGATCATACAACTCTCAATAATACGCAATCCGCATTAAGTCTACCGTTACATTCCTTGACCTTCGTGGTAATAGTTTTCCATACCTGAGATTCAATTTGTTTCGGCGTTTTAGTTAATATTAAAGGAAGAACATCATCTGGTTTCCTAAGCTTTGTGCACTTAGATAGATTAGGTGCAAAGTTCTTAATACTTGTACCACTGATCTCGAATCCAGCTGTAGCCGTAGTTACATACTGATAGAGAGTTCGCGATTTAGTATTAAAGACGTAGAGTGTTTCCTTTCCAGGTATCGTAACTGGATTAATGGAAGTAACTTTAAACTCACTGTCCTCTGCTTTATACTTAAGTTTCTTAACCTGAGCGTCAGTCGATTTACGTTTGGTTGTTTTAGTAGTAACAGTACGCGTCGCTTTAAACGATGAACGTAGCTTTTCGAGATCAGCGAATATAGTTTCATATTGCTTAATCATTCGCTTTTTATTAGCGGTAGAGATATGTGCATGTGCCTCTACAGCTTGCTCACAGGTTTTATCGAGTGCATCTTTTATTAAATGATAGTCTAACTCAATCAATTCTTTAAATGGATTGATTGCATTACCCTTTAATCCGTGTTTCTTAAATGTGTTAAATACATCAAACTCTACTTTAAAGTCGCCATCAGCCCAACCATCAACTACAGCTTCGTCCCATTCAACATAAACTGTATCTCTAAGTTTGGCTTTAGTTCTCTCTGCGATTGAGATAACTGGCGCAGCATTAGCTTGTTGCTCTTGCTTTTCTTCTTTAATAGTCTTACCATGCTTAATAGCGATATCAAGCTTCTCTCTCATTTGATCATGTATAGCCTGCTCATGATCCCACCCCCTAAAATGTAATCGAGCGACAGCACCGATGCCATTCACAATTCGCCAATCTTCACAGGCCTTCAGTGCTTTAATGTCGCTCTTATCAAGGGAATGTACTTCTTCGGCGTACTGAATAACGTAAGGAACGTAATCTTTTAGCTTATAAAAATAATTGTACCATTGCGCAGCCTTGCCCCATTGTAGCTGGCGTTCTGCTGGATCGGTAGGTGTTTCACCTTTATTCCAAAATGGTTCTGCACCCATGTACTTATCGTCAATAGTATAACGATTCTTACGCATTTTAGTTCTTACTTTATTTTCTGCCATTACCTATCTCCTGTATTAAATAATACAATATTTAATTTTTGTATATTATAACACAAACTTTTCAAAATGTACAGGGTTAAAATGATGGAGTCTCCTTGATACCTTCAACCCAGTTTTCAGCAGCATCTTCTACCCATGCTTCCGATTTGCCATCATACCACTCAATACCTAAACTATTATCTTCCACAAAGAACTTAACACCGTAGCGATTTTCTGCTACACATTTAATCACATCAGCTCTTTTATTTTCGCCAAAATAGCTTGACAATTCCATATAGTTAGACATAGTGTTCTCCTTATTCCTTATCGTTTACCTTATTACCGTAGTAATCATGAGTTCCTTTCTCATAATTTTTACGGCGCCACTTTCTTTCTTGATCAGCAGCTAGTGCAATTAGCAACATGCAATAACTAAATCCTAATACGCCAGCAACCATGAAGACTACATTCCATCCCCAGATTTTTGCTACTGTTAAAACCATATAGGTTATAGAACCACCTACTACCAAACCATCAATGTAACTACTAGTTGTTTCTTTCATATTTTATGCTCCAAATAAGCTGTTAATAAAGTTATAGCCGTATACGGCAATGAACCCCAGTATGAACCCTTGGAAAAAAGGTGTTGCATATTTAATGAACTCTTTCATTATTATTTACCTATGTGTTTTACGTTTTCACGTGTAATGACTTGATATGCACCCTTGTTATATGCGGGTGCAACTGTAAAGTTTTTAGACGCCTCTGCTCTCCATGACTGATCGTCGCTAGCTGTCTTCTGAGGCGGTTGAAGAGAAGCCGAAGGGTAATCCTTTATCAGTCTTGGAGGTTCGTAGTTCGGCACGTAGGCTTCTGTAGATTTAGAAACTATTGCCTTAGGTTTCCGAAACGCTTTGGACTTACGCTTTCTGCCGTACGGATCGTATCTCAATGAGCCAATATAATTAGTCATATATTAGTCCCACTCAGTATAAGTTGAATTGTAGGTATCAGCATAGTCTGTACCTGATAGATAGCGTTGTGTTTCGCTATCGCTGTAATACATGTTCTTCTCGCTGAAAGCATCTAGGTTACTAGGTGCATGTTGGCCAGCTTTGCGAACATGTTTGGTTAATTTGCTTTTATCCTTCTTAAACTTTTTAGCTTCTTTGCGTTGCTCTGCACGATACTCTTTGCGCATCTGTTTTAATTCTTTCATCACTTCATCGAATGCTGTCGACATAATATACTTCTCCATCAAAATTTATATAACCATTGTACCACAGTTTAAGGTGTTTGTACAGTGTTTATTTTAAATATTTGCAAATAAATTTCTAACCATCAGGACTAATCCTACACTGTTTAACAGTATGAGTGCTCTATCGTTCCATAGTACCGATACAGCCAACCAAAGAAATACGCCTACGATTGATAAGACTAGATCGTGGATATAAAAGCCATCCACTCCTCGTATGGACATCGCAACTAAAAGTAATATACATGCTGCCCACTTTAAATACCAATCTAGTGTATACTTTGGATTTCTACTCAAGATACATCCTTCTCATAAATATCGATTTTGTCGGGATCAACTCCCCTTTCAATTA